ACACCTTGTCTTTTAAGTTGTTATTTTTCATTGTATTATATTTTATTAAATAAAACCCCACTTTCGTGGGGTCTTATCAGGTTTGGGTATAAAGAATCTGATTAAGCGGTGAACAATACGAAGTTATTAGCTCCTAAAGTACAAAGCGCTCTTTCAGATAGGAAATTCACTTGCATCGCATCTAAGTCAGAAGTTCTTGCTCCACCAGCAGAACCAGTAATCCAAGTTTTATATCTTCTGTCTTCAGTTTCAGATGCTCTGTATCTTACATGCAAGAATGGTCTCTTAGCATTTTTACCTAAGATTTGATCATAAACAGTAGTAGAACCTGCAGGTACAAGAATACCATTTACAGCTCCACCGTCTAAACCACCTCTTAAAGTAATGTCATTTAAGTATTTCCAATCAGTTTTGTAGAAATCGTAACCTCTTCTGAATCCAGAAAAACCTAAATTAAGTGCCATCTCCTCATCATTGTCAAACAATCCATAAGAAGTACCACCTACTCCGTAAGAGTTTTGAGCAGCAAGCATGTCATCAATATCAAATCCAAATTCTCTGTTTACAAAAACAACATTTTCTTGAATTGAACCTTGCTTGTCTAATCTATCAATGATAGTATCCCAATTAGCCAAATTTGTTGGAACAGCACCTGACCAAACATTTCCTCTATCTTCAACAGCATCAAAAAGACCTTGAGTACCTGCGTTTTGAGGAAGTGTTGAACCTGCTGGATAAGCTCCAGAAGCTAATTGAGCAGCAGCTCCAGAACCTGTTTCTGCAGGAACTCCTTCAATCATTGACATTTCCAAATAATCATCGTAACGAAGTCTTGTTTCGTGCTCAGACTTCATGTACCATAAGTATCCAGATGCTCCATTTTCAGATGTGATTTCAACCCATCCGATTTGAGACATATCTGATCCTGACACTTCATAAGTATCTTTAATGATAATTGGCTTGTTGTCAAAGAATTCATCTTCAGCTTCCAAAGAACCAACCATTCCAGTTGTTCCTTTTGCAAATTCAGAACCATAAACAAACACCGTACAAGGTGCTGCTGCTGCCATTGTTTGTGCAGCCTCATAGTAAGCAACTTCAAAATCATCAACACCTCCAGCAACAGTGTCTGCTCCAACAGCAGTAACAACTGCCTTATTGGAGTTAGCTCCTCCTTCTTCAGAAATTAAAACCGTTTGGCCTACTCTGAAATTACAAGCAACTCCACCAGCTGTAGTCCATGGAATGGCTGTACCTGCTGTTGCGCCTACTGCATTAGTTGTTGTGCATCCTTCATATTTAGTGTGAAGCCTTCCTTGCTCCGCCCATTTAATAAGGTCAGAGTTAGTAGGCATTTCAGCTCCTACCATTCTTAAGAAAGAACTAATTGTTCTATTACCATATCTCTCAAACTCTTTTTCATAAGTATCAGGTAGATACTGATTTAAAAAGTTGAAATCAGTAATATAGTTAAGACTCGTAGGAGTCTTTGTTGGTGATGGGGTTAAACTATACCCCGGGACATTAAGTGACATAATTATAAATTTTAATAATTTTTATTTCTATTTTTTACTTCTAATTCTCAATCCATTTGAGCTAGGCTCTGAAATAGATGAGATTTTCATTCCACCAGAAGTTCTTACCTCTGGAGTTCGTCTAACGCTCATATCAATATTCTTTGCTTTTTTAGCAGAATCTGTAATCGCATCAGACTTCCCTTGCTCATAAAAATATTTAGCAAACGCATTAGGGTTCATTGCTACAGCTATAGTTTTATGATACTCATTAATGTCTTTTACATAACCATTTTCATCTAAGAACATTCCTAGAAAGTTATTTATATCAGACTGAGCATTTTTCAACTTACTAGCTTCAGCGGGTTTGTAAACATATTCATTGTCATTCAAATTAAACTTGAAACCTTCAAAGTTTTCGTTAAACAATTCATCTGTTTTTTGTGTAAAAAATTCACTTTTTTTTACATTTTCTTCCCTTGCACTTTTTAAACTATTTTCGTATTCTTTAAAAGCTTCGTAATTTTCTTTGTCCTCATCGCTAACAAAAGGCTCCGTTGACTCAACTGGAATTTTGTATTTAGCTTTTTGTTCATTGAAATAATCACGAGCTTTTGCAAGCTCTTCTTTTTTAGCTATTTGTCTTTCCTTTTTCTCCCACTCTTCATGACCTTCTTCGTCATAGCTAAATTTTCTATTAATCTCAAAAGCGACATCATTCTCATCAAGATGAGGTTTAGTACTTAAATAATATTCAGTTAAAACCTTATCATCATCTATTTCATTGTAATCTTTATTAAGCATTATGTAGTCATTTAATCCTCTTCCTGTTTCTTTTTTATAATTATAAAAAGCTTCAACATCTTCAGGAAGCGACTTATTGCTTGTAGAAAACAATTCATCTATAGAATTGACATCTTTATCATGTTTTTCTTTAAAATATGAAAGAACATCAGCGTCATTTATTTCCCTTAATTCAGGAGTCGATTCCGCTTCTTCGACTTGTTGAGTCTCCTCAACTTGTTGGTTTTCAGCCAACTCTTGTTGCTCTTCATTATACTTATTAAGCAACTCTTGCTCCACTTGCTGAACCCCTTTTTCTTCAGTCGGCTCAGACACTTTTACTGTAAATTTTTCTTCCATTATATTATATTTAAGTTATACAAAGATAATAAACTTTTTTTATACATTATCTAGGCGAAAATTGTGCAAGATCAAAACCATCTAAACTATCTTCATTTGATTCAAAATTTTGCACTGGCCCTTTAGTTTCTCTCTGCTTAATTAATTTAGACTGTTGAGAGTTTCCTAGGCTAATTCTATTGTCTTTAGCTACTTCTTTTTTCTTCTCTCTTTCTTGTAAGTTTTGAGAGTCCATTTTTCTTAACTGCATGTTATACTCAAATTCTACAGCCATTAAATCTTTTTTCAATTCAGCCTCTTCTTTCTTTTTAACTATTTCAAACTGAGCTTGAGTTTCTTGAATTTTAATATCTGCTTGAGCTTGAGCTTGAATAACTTGAAGCTTAGAATCAGCTGCAGCCTGAGCAGACTGAATATTTCCTTGAGTTTGTTGCTCTATTCTCTGCATTTCCATTTGCTGGTCTTGCTCTTGCTTTTTCTTTCTTTTTAATTTTAACAACTGATTTGCTAATTTTAAATTTTTTACTTCCCGAATATCAATAGCATCTTCAAGAGTTATAGACTCCTTACTTAATGCCATTTGAATATTAGCCTCTAATTGTGCTTTTTCTTCCTCATCAGGAGAAACATCTATAAAAATACCAAAATCATGTAAGTATAAATCTTTGATATCATTCAATATAGACACATTATATTTACCTATTTGATTAGCAAACTCTTCTGCAAAATCTGAATACTCTAAAATATCTGATATTCTGCAAGACAATCCTTCAGACAATGTTCTTGTAATAAATAAACTAGCATCTAAAATATGCCTAGTCGCAGTATTAGAATTTAATGCAGCTAATTTCTGAACTCCAACTAATGAATTAGGGTCAGGAGTAGAAGCATCTCGTGCTTCATTTAATCCCGTTACATCCCTAATCATACTTAGGTAGTGATTGTAATTACCTATAAGAGCTGCCATTTTCTGCTGACCACTACTTTTTCCTAATTCTTGTATAGGCATTCTAGCGTGATTAAATTCTCCATCTTGAGTAAAGCTTCTACCTACAACACTACCTGTCTGAAAATATAACTTTAATGCATCTTCTGGGCTATATGCAGCACCTGTACCTAAATCTACTTCATTAAGTCCATCTGCGTCAATAAATACACCATCAGGAACAACTCTTGATATTACTTGTTGAAGTTTTAAATGTGTTATTTGAATAAGGTCAGCAAAAGGCATCATTCTTTTAGTTAATGACTCTATCATTCCTTTATACATTCTTGGAGCACACATTATGTAATTAGGCATAGCTCTCTGAGATGCTGATTTGGGTCTAACCATGTTTTTAGCTAATTCCCACTTTAATAAGTAGTTGCTGCCCATCACCATGATACCATCATACCAAACATCTATTCTTTTTTCAACTTTTGAAAATCTTTCGCTGTCCTCTGGTGGATTAAATCCTTCTTCTCTTTCTATTACTTTCTCTCCACCATTATCCATTTTTTTCTTTTTATGAACCATGGTTTTAAATGTCTTGTAATTGAAATAAAGAAGAGTAACAACATCTTTTTCAAAGATGTCATTCATGTATGGCCTTAAAACACCATAATAATTGAACCAAGCTGATCCTAGTTGAGCTATTTCCTTTAATTGGTCTGTTGTAATATCTGGATTTATTTTCAATATTTCAGAAATAGGAACTTGCTTAACCTCTCCAAAATAAAAACAATCTTTAAAAAACGGGTCTTCTGTGTAACTCCACACTTGTGTAGCCGGGTCCACATAACTTATTTTTACACCTTCTCCTTGTAGGAACTCATGCTTTACTGATCCTACACCTAAGTTAACTAAATCATAGTTATATCTTTTTTGAATATCTTGATAATGGTTTTCTTCTAATAAGGTATTAATTCCTTCTTCTTCAGCTATCTCTATTGAAGGTTTATATTTTAATTGCATGTGTAGCTGAAGTTCTTCAGATGTTTCTGGTAAATCTTCTTTATTAACACTAAAAGCGTCTACTCCAAAATTTTCTTGAATACTAGATAGTAAGTCTTTAGAAATCATATCTTTTTCAATAGTTCTTTGATAAGCAGCTCTATTGTCGGAAGAAATAGCATCTTGAGCATAAGCTTTAACATGAAACATCCTGTCTGCCATTCCGTTAACTACAATATCTACAAACTTAGGTATAATCGGAACTGGAGTCCAATCTAAATTAAGATGTGATAAATCTCCATCTACAGCAACTTCTTTTTTGTACTTTACAACCGACTGTTCTCCTCTTGCATATAATCTTCTGTTGTTAAAATCTATCCATCTATTGTAATACGCACAAGAGCCCGCATCTCTCTTAAACCATTCGTACTGTATTGATTGACCAACCCTTAAACCATATTCAGGAGTCTCCTTTTCTGAATCACTTGCTAATTGATTAGGAAAGCTAATCGGGTTTAAAATAGTTTCTATTTTTTTCATTTATCTAATGATTTCGCTTGTTATTCCGTTGTTACTATACCTTGCAAAGGTAATGCTTATTTTTGACTCTTCTTTTTTAGGCAAATACATGTTCTTTTGATTAGCCATAATGGCTAGCCCTGAACTAATAGAAGCATCGTGTTTTGTTCTCTTAGTTATATCAAAATGACCCCAATCCATCAGGGTTCTATTAAAGAACATTGTGCCCATTTCATCCGAAGGCCTGTATTCTCCCAAAGAGTCTATGCCTACATACTTCTCAATGTAAGACTCTATAGCTGATGCATGAGCTTGCTTTATATCTTCTGATGAGTTAGGCATGCCACCTAATTCTTTTTCAGTTTTAGATAGTTTATTAAAAGTCTTGTCAGGTCTATTCATGCAAAACTTTCTATAACCTCTGTGTTTAAAATGATACAACAACCTGGGTTTGTTGTTTTCAATTAAAATAGGCATTCCGTAAAAAACACAAGCCATTAACACATCTTCAAAAAATATCTCTGCTGTTTGAGGTCTAGCTATGTATTCTAAGAAAAACTCATTTGAAGGAGCATCATCCATATTAAACTTAGTAAGCCCATGTAAAGACCCATTTGAAGACCTTCCGTCTACTGTTCCTGATATATCGTAAGGGTCACAACCAAATGCTCCAATGTATTCATTTTCAGGATACTTCATTCCATTTCTAATAGTAAACCTATTCCTTAAATTAGACCCAGGTATCCACGAAACAATAAACCTACCTCTTTTGTCAGGAGACCAAACAACTTCTGTATCTTTTTCTCCGTTTTTCCAATGAAATCCTCCTCTTGTTAAGTAGTGGCTTTTAATCAGCCCGTCATTGTAATCTATTTGCTGATATATTTTAGTTAAGTTAAATATGGAGTTTTTGCTTTCATCTCTAAAAGCATGAGCTTCAGTTCTTGGAAACTGTCTATAGAACTCGTTTAATGCATCAGGATCATTCTTTAATGAAGCTACTTCATTTTCCCAATAATCAATAACACCTGTATCTATCAGCTCTCCGTCTATTCCCTTAACAGGCTTTTCAGGAGTTTCAAAAACAGGCATACCAAATTCATCTATATATCCTTCAAAATTCCACTCCATGGGAATGAATAAAGAATAAAGACCCGTCTTTGTTTGTCCATTGGCATTTCTTGTACCAACTTTAGCATCTTCATATAGGTCTTTAAAGTTTTGACCTCCTTTAGACAAAGAGTTGGATGTAGAGCCCATTAAACACTTTCCGACTATTTTTCTACCTAATCTTAAACATGTTTTAGTTACCCTCCAATTGTTTTTAATGTTTTCTGGCTTTTCCCACTTACCACTTTCATCATGTATTAATAGCTTTAGTTTTTCTCCATCATAACTGTTATCAGATGTGTTCTTCCAATCTATTACAGTATCTAACCCATCTAAGTGTATTTCTTCAACTCTATCTAAATTGTTTCTAGTTATTTTAGAAGCAGGAACCCTATACCCTAATTCTGTTTTAGGTTTATCCATGCCATCTTGAATAGGTTTAAAAAAGAACGGATAATTATTGGATATAGGAACTATCTTGTCAGTGAACATCTTTTTAGCATCTGATCCTGTTTTAGACAAAACACCTATACGAGCATTTCTACTTATTGTAGCTGTGTTAACTCCCTCACAAGAACTCATGAATGAAAAACCTGAACGCCTATTTTTTAAATAACACATTCCAAAAGACCTATAGTCTGCTTTACACGCTTCCCAGAATAAATAGAATATCCTATTAGCTTCCCTAAAATCAGGTTTACCTATATCAATCTTAGTCCACTGAAGATACATATAATGAGTACCTGTAATGTATGTAGGAGTGCCATTATTGGTAAACCAATGGCCTTGCTCCCTTTTTTCAAACTCTTGCTCTATATAATCAATCCATTGACTCTTAAAAGAGTCGTCTCTCTTGTTCCAGTCAAAAATTGTTCTTATCTTATGAAGTTGATCCGGATAGTCATTAACCTCCCACTTATTAATTCCTTTCTTTAAATTTTTAGGAGCAGCAGGAAGAGCTACTCGTAAACCCTGTATATTATAAACCTCTCCAATAGTTCCGTCTTTGGATATTATAACCATATCATACTTTTGATTATATCCATAAGACCACTTCTTGTACTTGTTAGTATTAACAATAACAGTCTTTGGTATTAAGTCTTTTTCTATGGAATATAACGAAACCATTACTTAGAGTTTTTTTCAGCAAAACCGCTTGATGTTTTTGTTTTAAGTGTTTTACCTTCTAATAAAGCTTCTTCTTCCTGGATTCGTCTTAGGATTTCAAATGCGTCAAAGATTGCTAGTTTCTTAGTAGCAGCTGCGTTCTTTAATCTATCTGCAGCCAAATCATCTTCTGGGTCGGGTTTTATAATCTCTTCTTTTGCTACTTTAACTAATTGCTCTACAGCAATTCTTCCTGCGTTTATTATATTCTTTTTTAACTTTACTGTGTCCATTGATTAAGTTTTACAGTTATGTTTCTATTTCTCATCCTGTATAACTTTTCTCCATCAATATTAAATTCGTATTCTGAGTCGGGTAAAAACGAAACTATGTCGCCCTTATTTAGTCCTAACTTTATTAAGTCGTCATTAATAAAGTATAATTCTCCTTTTTCTTTTTCTTCTGTTTCTAAAGATAATAAATCATTTTCAATTTTACCTAAAGGCTTTATAAAGCAGTAAGGGTTTACTCCCATCCACTTATCATCTTGAAGACATAAATAAACCTGATCCTGCTCTACAATATATATGTTGTCTCTAAAATGACAAGGACCAGACACTTCTCTACCTTTCATGTCATAATACTTCCTAAAAACATTATGATGTACTATAACAGTATCTCCTTCTTTGATACAGCCATTATAGTTTAAAGGAACAGACAACACATTTGCATACCTATTGGTTGAGGTATGATCTTCTTGCGAAACGCTTTTAATGAAAGTATTGTTACCATATCTGGAATTAAAATCATATCTCATTCCATCTTTTGGCTCTACAATAAAACAAAAAGGAGACCTCATTAAAAATTTATGTTGTATTCAACAGAAAAAGGCATCGTTACATTCACGCTCTTCCACAAATATATCTCACCATTATCGTGCTCAATAAATATCTGTATCTCGCCATCCTTATTTTTCTTTATAAGGTGAATAGTATATGTTTTGAGAACCTTTTGACCAACAACATAATTCATGCAATTGCGGTAATCATTGCCTATTGATAATTTTCTAATAACAGAAGACATTTTATTTTAATTCTCCTGTTTCTAGATTAATACTTTCTTTTCCGTATTTCTGCATTAATGCAGCTTGAGTGTCGGCTAATTCTTTTCGTGATAAATCTAATGTTTGAAGTATAAGAGACTTTCTTTGATTAAGTCTTGATATTGTTGACTCTATATCACCTAATTGTATTAAATCATCTATTACTTTATTGTTTTTTTCACGAACAGCCTTTAACTCTTCTTGAGTGGCTTTCTTTTTTGACATTGTATTTTATTTTATTAATCTCCTATTATAATCCAATTAGCACCGTCACTCATCAACATGTATTTAGAGTATTGGGATGCTAAATTTTTAGTAGCAGTGTCATTAATAGTTTCTGCTCCTGTAGTATCAATAGTAATGTTGGTTGGTCCCGCTGGAACGGTAGCTTGATAAACACCGATTACTTTTCCAGCTATACCTACAGCTGTAGGAAGAGTGCATGTATGATTGTCTATAGAAATTAAGACAAAATCTCCTGCTGATGGAGCTGAAGTAGCGGCAGAAGTAGCAACTACATTGAATCTTGGATACACATACCCACCTAACGCTGCAAAGTCAGAAATTGATTGAACTGTAAAGTTTTTCGTTGCGTTAGATGAGCCAGCATCTGTTCCTATTAATAAATCAGTTGCTTCGGGTGTTGTTGATGCGTATGTACTTATTTTTGCCATTGTTTATCTTTAAAATGATTGACGAACCACTCTTTTATTTTTAATTCTTTTATACTTCTTATTGGCTTTGTCCTGCTTTTTCTTCTTAGGCTTTATTTCTTTGTATATGGTGTGTGATTCTATAGCACCTTTACTGCGCCTAACTATCCTCCTACTTTTCCCCTTCCTAATTACTTTCTTCTTAGGCTGATCGTCTTCTGTTTCGTGAAGTGGTAATGATGTTCTGTAGGTCATAGTTTATCTTTTTTATTAAATATTATACCAGTCGGTTCTGCCAGTTTTCTTTTTATATTTAGTTAGTTTTCTTTTGAATTTTTTAGCTTCTTTACTTACTGTGCTAGAATCTGGTTGTGCATTCCAAGCGTCTCTTACCTTACGAGCTAGCCTTAATCTTTTTTTTTCTTTCTTAGGCTTGTCGTCTTCTGTTTCGTGTAATGGTAATGATGTTCTGTAGGTCATGATAATTTATTTAAGTCTTCTACTTTTTCTTTTTTCCATCTTCTTTACTCCTCTTTGCTGCTTCTTTTTATTGTCAGAAGATAATAAATTTGCTATTCTCCTAGTAGTGTTAGGTTTGTACTTTAGTCCGTTTTTTTTCTTTTTAGCCATAATGCTTGATTTTTACAAATATAGTGAATATTTAATACTTCCCTCTTCTGCCTTTTGGAGAAGACTTAGTTGAGCCTCCTTTGCCAGCCCATAGTTTCTTACAAGCCCAATATCTTGCAGTTAATTTTGACTTAGCACTACCACACTTATGTCTAGCTTTAAAAGACTTTCTTGCAGCAGCTGAATAATTGTGTCCATAACCTTTTGCCCCAAAGTGAATTATTTTCTCTTTACCACCCTCACAAGCCTTAACCATTCTTTTTTTCCCAGGTCTTGTAGATGGCCTTGGCTTATTGCAAGCCATTTTTGACTTATTAACTCTTGATGCCATTATCTTCTTTTTAATGATTTAACCCTATTGCCCATACCTACTTTTAGTTTCTCTCTCTTCTTTTTCCTTAATTCAGACTTACTCATTTCTCCTTTTGTCTTCGGAGTTTTACTTGATACCCTTTTACTAGGTCTGCAATATTCGTTCTTTCCTCCAGCTCCACAAGCTTTACCTGTTCTAGTGTCTACCCATTTTTCTTTACCCCATCTTTTTAAACTAATTCCTTTTTTAGTTTTTCTAACCTTACCACTTTTTTTCCTACACTTTGCAATAGCCTGAGAAGCTCTTGCGCTAGGAAATACTTTGTAACTAGCTTTTACTTTTCTATAACAAGCGTCTTTTGGCATTATAGCATTATTTTACTTAATCTTAATAACAAAAATACGAATAATAAAAGAATAAGTCCTGCAACGATTAATGTGCTGTATTTTTCCCACCATGTTAGTTCTTCTACTACAACCTTATCTACGATAACCGGAACTTCTTTAGTATAATACACAGTATCCCCATAACAGGTTACTTCGTGAAAAATTTCCCTAGTTAATGTGTCATAGAAATACTTTAAGTAAACCTTTTCATTGTTTACTACAATAGTAGAGTCGTGATAATATAGCTGAGTTGTGGTATCGTAACGAACACTTTCAATATAAATAGTGTCGTGAACAATTAAGCTTAGAGTGTCTTGATTAAGTAACTCTGGGTGTTTTTTAATAAGCCTGTTCAGTTTTTGTTGAGGTGAACAGGCTATTAGCAGCAGAAAAATAATTACGCTATTTATCCTCTTTAGGTAACGCAATTAGAGAGTCTTTTGATCTTAAAAATAATAATCCAGTAGCTAACCATCCTGACATATCTTGAACGCTAGCTTTTTCCATGTAAATCATTACACCACAAAATATAATAATTAACATTCCTAAAATTGTTGTAACATAGTTACTAAATAATCTATTTTTCATAATAAATCTTTTTCATTAATTAAAGTGTAGGTGAAACTATTTCCCCACAGTTCAGCAGCCTTTTTTACAATATCCATATGTATTTCAAATTCATCTGGATTTTGAATTACTTGACATCCTGCTGAGTTCTTGTTTACATCGTCAAGCTCTTGGTAAGCAGATGCTCTATGTATGTTAATTCCAAAGTATCCTGTTTGTTCAGTTCCTTCTAACATATCATATTGAGTGTCCCTGTCATCATCACGATAAACAGTGACCTCGCCTAACCTTTGACACAAGGCATCATACTTAGAATTATGTTTATCTACGCAATATGTTGATTTGTATTGACCTGGTTTTAGTATAGCACAACCCGCAGGATTCATTGGGTTTTCTAAATAATAAAGTCCAGGTAAAGTAGTGCATTCCATTTTATATATACTCCAATGACCTTCGTATTTCCAGAACACACACATTAAGTCGTTAAATTTATTTACTTGTGGATTAGTAGCCCTTATTCCCACAATGTTTAAATTGTAGGGAATTTGATCGTGCTCAAAAACACTATAATCCAACCTTTTCATGGCTGAAACAATATCTATTCTAGAAACATCTTTCATTAGTTACATTTTTATTCTATTTCTTTTTACAGACCTGTTTCCTTTACTTTTTGTAACAACCTTTTTCTTAATTTTCTGCTTCTTTGTTTTCGGATTGTATACAGACTTTATTTTAGTTTTAGTTGTAACACCTCCTTTTTTTGTAACTCTTTTAATCTTACTTCTATCCTTTTTAGCCATAATTATTGGTTTAATAAACTACTGATCATTCCTTTAATTTCTGCAGTATCTGTCTTTACAGCTGTTAAGCTGTTGTTTATATTACTTATTTCAGAATTAAAAGTGTCCCTGTTCTTATTAATTTCTTCTTGAACAACTTTAATCTTATCATCCGTATCTCTCCTTATAGATACTCTACCATTTTTAGCATTCATAAATTCAGCTTTAGAATCATTGTAGTAACGATCAGCTCTTTCACTTAATTCTTTAATTTTATCTGTTTGTTTATCATTATCGTGCTTTAATTTAAACCACGCTGTTAATAAAGATACAACAAAAGTTGTAAAGTAAATCACATCCTTGGTTGTGAAATAAATGCTATCAGCTGATGTATTTAAAAAAAGTTCATCCATCTATTCAAATTCTTCAGGTTCGGGTTCTGTAATTCTTGCACCATATTCATACAATCCTGATGGCATCATAAATTTGTCGCTTTCAAGCTCTACTGCATCCATGTAATATTCTGTATCTTCAGCTATTGTATTAACTGCAGTTTGCAATTCTTCTTCAGTCAAAAAATTAGTTACAATTGCCTGTCCTGTTTCTAATTCATTTCCACCTACTTCGCCTAAGTTTCCAAAACAAATTAAACTGTCTTTTCCTGTTCCATTGTTCTGAACATAAAACCATCTTTTAGGGTCTTGTTTGTCTATGTGATTACTCATAATATTAATTTTTATACGCCCCCAT